GGATTGGGCAATAGAGACGCTATCAAGCCTGATCGATACACGATATGCGACTAATCACCCCACGATTATCACAAGCAATTTCCGCCTAGGAGAGCTACGCGACACCTGGGGTGGAATACCAGGAGCAAGAGTTGCGTCCAGGATCGCAGGAGCATGCAAGACGATCCACTTCACGGGAGATGACAGGAGGCTTATCCATGCAAGACACACTGCCTGAGATTCTTCGCCCTTTGATGGCCGCTCCAAGCATTACGCTTGGCCACTGTGCGATATGTGGCCGTCGTGAGCCGATCGAGAAGCATCACATCGTACGCCGTGGCGCAGGAAAGCTGTTCATCCAGGGACACGAGCTGCCAAAGCCAACGATTACACTTTGCGGTTTTGGCAACAATCTGCGTGATGCAAATGGGCGGTATTTATGCCACGGATTAGCGCATGCAAACATGCTTCATTTTCGCTGGGTTCCAGAAGTCAAAAAGACGCAGGATAGCGCAGGGGAACACTTCTACCAAACAGGGCATCTGGAATACCTAAGATGTGAACATCCAACCAAGTACGAAATCGCATTGCAGATGGATGGTTGGAAGCCACTACCCCGCTGGAGGGATGCCTTATGAGCAACTATCCGCCAGGAACGTATCAGGCAGACCCAAACGCCCCTTGGAATGCACCAGATCCATGGGTGGGGCAAGTATGCGGTGATTGTAAGCATTTCAAACCCGTATGCACTATAGGACAAGGCAGGCTTTTCGTATGCACCGTTGAAGGCCAAGACGAGCTCATGGAAGTGTGCAGCGGAGAGACAGCCTGTGAATATTTCGAAGGATAGGAAAGAAAACCATGAAGATGATTTACTCAGTAGTCAAATACGACAAGGTACTCCTTGCCTTTTCTAACAAGGAAAACGCAGCGCAATATGCCGAGCAACAAAACGCAAAAGTACAGCCAACGCTTTTCGTTGATTTCTATAACTGGCCAACCATTGAAGGCGCTTTTGAAGAACAGGCAAGAAAAGAGGCTCCAAATGCTTAATCGTAAAACCTATGAGCGCCTACGAAAGCAACTGGCGTGCAGAAGTATCACCAGACCAGAGGATGTAGCAATAAAAACGGTCGCTGGAATGTACGACATGTTAGAAGCCGCCGAAGAATATGGAAAGACAGCAGGTCGCAGCGAAATGGCGCGAGACAACACCATTGCACTTGGTAAGGTGCTAAGCAAGCACGGAATCAGCGTTAAGGAAAGCGATACTGTGGGATTTGGGGACTACCTGTGTGCGCTTGAACATTTCCTCGCTAAGAAGAAAGAGGAAGGCGAAGGGGTCAACGTAGGAGTGGTAAAGCCATTCCCGAACGTTAAATCAACCAAGGAGCAGGCCCTAAAGGTACTCGAAGAAGCCGCTGAGGTCTTTGGTGCGTGGCAAGAGGATGATAAGGGGGCAAATAGCTGGTACGAAATTGCCCGCTTAGAAGAAGCTCTTTTTGACGAAATCGCAGACCTTATCCAAGCTACATGTAACCTATCTGCTTCTATGGCCGTTACTGATCTGCGTCCCTATATGAAACGATGCGAACAACGCAATGAGGCAAGGGGGCGCTACTAATTTTCTTCCAAGAATTTAACGATCTATGAATGGAGGCATCAATAAGATTGAAGAACTGATAAGAAAAAACAAGCCAGAAACTCTTCTTATAGATCGTCTTGAACCAATTCAAAAACGTATAGGTGGCGAAGAATAATGTCGGAAATAAAGAAGTGTCCATTCTGCGGAGAAGAAATTTACCCAATTATTTTTGCACCTTGTGATCCTTGCATGCCTTACATCGTACTTAAAGAAGAACAAGAGAAAGAAAAGTATATAGGTGTCAAAACATTCATATGTAAGAGTTGCGGAAGCGTAGTGACAGAAGTTCAGGAGTGTGAGCAAGATGCCAACTAACGAAGAATGCCGAGAGGTGGCACGAAATATAAGGAATGCTGATCTAACAAAACATGCTTCATATTATGAAGAAGTAAAAGGATGGGATCACGTTAGAGCAACTCGCTTTGTGTTGGTTTCGAATCTAGGTTCCGCTATTGGAATAGATAAAGCTATATTCTCGATAGACGATTTGAAAATCCGTCTTGCTGACCTAATCGAACCAGAACCAGAACGGACATGCCATATAGTACACGATGATCTGCTAAGCGAACAATATTACGGCCCGATGGCTCGGTGCTCACATTGTGGAGCAGCTTTGCCAGAGGAATTTATAGGGCCTTATTATTATTGTCCAAGATGTGGAGCGAAGGTGATTAAGGAATGAGCGCGCCGAAGCCGCTATATAAGATTTCAGCAGATTCAGGAGTGAACGACAATGGCGAAACCTACGTTCTCTTGTTCGATGATTCGGGAGTGCCTGACGTGATCTTTTGCGATGGCGAGACCTATCGACAAGAACGGACATGCCGCAAGGTTCCAGGGCGCATGAAGTACGGGCAAAGAAGGCCTAAGTGCTCTGAATGCGGCTATTCGTTGGGAGACCCTAGGTGGTTTTACTGTCCTAAGTGTGGAGCGAAGATAATTGATGACAGAAGCGACACCTAAATCACAATATAGGCATGGATGAGCGACGCATCCATGGATCCCCCTTTCTTTCCTGTTCTATGGAATCCTTCAGAGTTAGAGCCGTATCAAATGCGATGCGGCTCTTTCTCTATCTATGGCCATGTGCGACACCTTAGCGATGATATGCCACGAAAAATCACAAGGAGGGCATACGTCAGAGATTAGAGACATACCACTTAAGAATGCACGCCGCGAGAAGTATTGCCAGGAACGCGTATCGGGAAAATCGCAGAGACAGGCATACTTAGCCGCCTATCCAAACAGCGCAAGATGGAAGCCAGAAACAGTCGATAACAACGCGTATGTTCTGGAGACAACACGCGAGGTTTCAACGAGGATTGCCACCCTGCAACGCATAGCAGCAGAACGCGCCATCACAACACGCGCTAAGGTGCTTGCTGGCATGAGTGACACATTCGCCGCTGGCGTGAATCGCGTTAAGCAATCAAAAGGCAAGTCGCTTGATTACGCGGCGGTAAATGCAGTTACCCAGATCGGCAAGACGCTTCTTGATGCTCTCCCAGAAGAAAAGAATGAGGAGCGCAACGAGTTCGTACGAGACTTCGCGCTTATCATCGGCAAAGACTACTTTCACCCACATAGATTGATTTCACAGGGAACTCAGACAGAGTTTTGGGTAAAAGGCGGTCGTGGATCTCTGAAGAGTTCCTGGGCATCGCTTGAGCTTGTGCGCCACATCGAAGCGCATCCAAAAGAGCATGCAGCTGCGCTAATGAAGCGCAAGAACCAACTACGCGATGCAGTGTATGCACAGGTGGTTTGGGCGATTCACACCCTTGGCCTAGAGAGCGATTACGAGACGCCCGCATCAACGCTGAAGATCAAGAAGAAGTCTACAGGACAGGTGATCTTCTTTGCTGGGTGCGATGATCCACACAAGTCCAAAGGCTTAAAGGCTCCATTTGGCCATATCGGCTTTGCATGGTTCGAAGAGTGCGACCAATTCAACGGTATGGCGGAGATCCGCACGGTACTGCAGACAGTAGCGCGTGGTGGAGATAAGACTATCCGTGTGTATACCTACAATCCCCCGCGAACACGCGACAACTGGGCCAACAAGGAAGCAGATCGCCGCCGAGATAAAGGCGAAGAGGTATTCGATACTAACTACCTCAATGCGCCTAAAGAGTGGCTTGGCAAGCAGTTCTTTGAAGACGCCGAAGCACTCAAGGAAGCAGACGAGCAGGCATACCTTCATGAATACATGGGCGAGCCTGTTGGCTTTGGCGGTCAGATATTTGACCGCGTTGAGTTCAGGGAGATCACCGAAGATGAGATAGAGACCTTCGAGCGCCTACATGCTGGCCAAGACTTCGGGTGGTTTCCTGATCCTTGGGCATTCACTCTAAGCGAATGGCAGCCAGGACAGCACAAGGTGCTCACCTTCTGCGAGCTTGGCGGCAATAAGATCCTGCCAAAGAAAGCAGCAGAGATGATAAAGGCTGCGCTTACATGGGAAGACGGAACAGACCCAGAAGGCAACCCAAGACAGGTATATCACCAGCTTCGCGTCCTATCAGATGACGCCTCCCCCGATCAGATCCAGGCGCAAAAGGATGAAGGCATCAATGCGCAGAGCGCAGGCAAAGGAAGACTGCGCGATATGAGCTACCGCTTCCTGCAGTCCGTTACATGGGTAATAGATCCCGTGCGCTGTCCAAACCTTACGCGAGAAGTACGCGAGGCAGAGTTCGAACAAGATCCCAATACAGGCGAATACTCAGGCGATTATCCAGACGGCAACGACCACTGGATCGATGCAACACGCTACGCATTCATGGATGTAGTAACCAAGCGCGGCGCTTATAAGCACGCGGTTTAGAAAGGAACCAGCAATGGCCGACAATCAGTTTTCCGTACCAGCATACGTAACACAAGAGATAAAGAGACATGGATATGCCATGCCGCCTGATATGGCCACACATATTGAGCAGTGGTATCAGTGGTATACAGGAACACATGAATTCTATGATGAATACTACGTAGGCGTAGACAATAGGAAGCATAAGCGATCGAAGCTATCCTTGCGTCCTGCACGTAGAGTTTGCAGGGAGTGGGCATCTCTTATTGCAAACGAGATGATTGCGCAAAGCGATTCACCAAACGCGAATAAATGGATCAAGGAATACTGTGAGGCAACTGGTTTCTATACGCTTTTCCAGCGTGGCATTGAGAGATCCTTTGCAATGGGTACAGGTGCCATGGCCCTTTGGTTTGATGTGCGCGAGGAATCAACCGTGATCCGTATTCGCCGCTATGATGCCAAGATGGTAATACCGCTTACATGGGATGAAGATGGCGCCAAGGAATGCGCGTTCTGCACTCGCGTTGTTATTAAAGGCAAGCAAGCTATGCAGCTGCAAATGCACGTGATCGACGATGAGACCAATACCTATCACATCATCACAAAGGTATGGATCGATGCAGTAGAGCAGAAAGCAGAAGCACTTGGCTTCTTGGAGGATTTTGACACACTAACCGCAAAGCAGACCTTCTGCTTGCTATCCCCCGCCATTGACAACACGCTGCAAGACACCTCTCCTTACGGCGTGAGCGTATTCAATGATGCTGTCGACACTATGAAGATGCTTGATACTTCCTGGACTGCTCTGTTCGATGAAACGGATCTACTCCGCGCGGTGCTTATGATCCCTGACTCCATGATCGAAGCAGTTGCAGATGAAGAAGGAAATATAAAGCCAGTGGCTTTCGGCGACAAAGAAAAGCGCCTATACCGTTTGACTGGATCACAAGTTGGGCAAGATGGCAAACCTTACGCATTCGCTCCACAGATGCGAGTATCAAGCATTTATGAGGTATACAGCGCGGCGTGTTCGGCATTAGGTGATGAATGCGGATTTGGGTCGCAATACTTCAAGCCTGATAAGTCTGGCGGATTAAAGACGGCCACAGAAGTAAGTGCGGACAATAGCGCGCTCATGCGCAACATCAAAAACCACGAGAATGCGCTTGGTAAAGAGCTATCAAAGCTTTTGACTGGACTGTGTGAATGCGCCCGTCTGCATTGCGGTGCTGCTATTGAGGAGGCCATGGCTCCTATTCAAATCAAATGGGATGATAGCATCATCACAGACACCAGTGCAGAGAAGCAGCAAATGATGGCAGAGATTGCTGCAGGCGTCGTGCCTAAGTGGATGTATCTGGTTTCCTTCTACGGCATGAGCGAAGAGCAGGCTAAGGCGTCACTGCCTAGCGAGACTGCGGTGGATGTAGGCTTCTAATGTTAGATCCAGACTACTTAAACGATGCTGGAGACATGGTTGGCTCAGTCTACTCCGAGATCGAATCAGAAATGCTTGAGTATCTGTGCGAGCAATTACTCAATCAGGATCTTGAGGAGCTAAGCCAACGAGGCATGACAGCAATCAACCTGCTTGCACAAACGCACTCAACAGAACTCATAGCCATAATCAACAACCACGCAAGAGACGTTAATACCGCCGTGGCCAAGATGGTAGTTGATGCAATCGGACGTAGTGACGATGCGGATCTATCGGCAGCACAAGTCTCCATGGCCACAGAATCGGTTATGGCCACGCAGCCAAGGCAGGTGCAGTTAACGATCCAAGGTATAGCAGCAATCCTTGAGCGCGATAATGTGGATATGGTGCAAGGCGCGCTTAGATCCTGGAACCAAAACGTATCGGCGGCGGTCACACAAGTAAACACTGGCAATATGACTGTAGAGCAAGTATTGCGCGATACCGTAAGGCGCATGATGGATGAAGGCATCAGCACCATCACCTACCGCAATGCAGAAACAGGAAAGCAGACCGTTACTAATAACATCGATGTAGCAGTAAGACGCCATGTGCGCACGCAGCTTGCGCAAGACAGCATGCGCCGAACTATCCAGGTATGCAAAGACGCGGATATTAAGCTTGTGGAGGTATCAAGCCACGGCGGAGCGCGTCCAAGCCATGCGCGATGGCAAGGTCGCGTCTTTTCTCTTGTTGGCGAGATCGAGATAGACGGCGTTACCTACAAAGACTTCTATACAGAAACTGGCTATGGAGCCGTCGAAGGATTAGGAGGTGCGAACTGCAGACATAGCTTTGGCCCGTGGATCCCAGGCACGGCAAGAAGCTATGAACCAGACCCAGAGCACCCAAGCGGCCTGTCCAATAATGAAGTCTACGAAATGACACAGGAACAACGCAGGCGCGAGCGATCAATCCGAAAGACCAAGCGCGAACTTAAAGGTGCACAGCTTATCGCAGACAAGGATCCATCGCTGCAAAACATTGCAGAGGTTGAGCGCCTGAAGATGAAGCTAGGCAACCAGCAGAAGAGCATGCGCGAGTATATTGATGCCTGCAATACCAAAGGCAAAGCGTTTGTTCTGCAGCGATCCCCCAACCGCGAATGGGCAGGAGACATGCCTAAGATCCAAAAGCATGCCGTAGCCAACCGCACCATGAAAGACTTCATGGATAGCGATGGAGTTAAGCGAAAGCTAAAGTCGAGCGGAGTATCTAAGAGTGCTGCACGCAAGGCGCTAAGCCAGGAAATAAAAGTACGCGGAATTGATTCCAAGAACTTCGCAATGCTGAGCAAAACGAATCAGCAATTGATATTTAAGGACGCACTCACAAGAAGAAAGCCGTCTGATCTTGAAACAAGAAGAAAAGGAATGAAGCCAGTAAACGAATCTTTGTATAACTCGAAAACAAACTATGCAGAGCGTCATGGTTGTGTAGTTATGCGAGGGACGGAGGAAGCGGAAAGACATTTAGACTCACTATGCAAAGACGGCGAGATCGTAGACGCAGCGTATATTCCAGGAGCAAAAGTTATTGTTTTTAGGGAAAAACCTAATACCTCAGAAGTATTGGAAGAAACATACCATTTTGAACAGGATTTGCGTGGCGATCACAAAGATAAAAGTCCTGAAATAATGCTACTTTTGAGAGAAATTGATGCTCAAAGGTATCTACTAAGGAATGCGAAAAGGTACAATATACCTAAAGAAGAATCAGCTCAAACAGAAGTAATGCTTGACTACTATTTAAGAAGACTTAAGGATGCTGGTTTTAATGAAGATTACTGATTGTCATGAGATAAACGGCGTAACCGTATTGTTTTTATCAGAAGAACGACCTTTATCTAACTGGAACAAACTAATAATAGATGGAATAGCTTATGATCCAATCCCGATAATGGATGCTGGAGAGAAATGCATAGCTATACATGGAGTTCATGATCTAACAGGAAAAGAAATAGAGTTCAAATAACAGACCCCGCTTCGGCGGGGTTTTCTTATGCCTAAATCCAGAAGCGACACCTTCTGTACCTTCTCCTTGCTTGGGATAGCGCAAAAAACCCACCTATATCGCGCAGAGAAGCGCGCAAACAAACCTAGGTAAGGAGAAGAAGTACATGGAAAAAAACAATCCCATTCCTGGCGAAGATCCAAAGGACGAAGGAGCAAATCCTTCGGGTACTAATCCTAGGGAATCAGAGCCAAAAGAGCCAGAAAACAAGGAATCAGAGCCAAAAGAAGATGGCGATGAGACCAAGGACAAGCATGGCCAGCCAGGCATCAATCGCGAAAAGTACCAGCGCGACATGCAGGCAAAGGATGATGAGATCGCAGAGCTTCGCTCTCAAGTCGATGAATTAACTAAGACCGAAGAAGGACGCGCAGAAGCACAGAAGCGAATCGATGAGCTTGAGCAGACGATCAAAGATGATCGCCTGAATTTCGAACTCGAAAAGGCAGGCTGTCTAAACGTAAAGGCAGGCAAAGCACTCCTTGAAGACTACGAAGGAGACGTCGAAAAGCTCAAAGAAGGTTGTCCGTATCTCTTCTCCGAAGGCAAGAAGCAAACAGGCTCCACTGGCGCCAGGCCAGCAGGAGCGCCCGAAAGCAAGGTCGATGAAGAACTCGATCGAATCTTTGGGACTAAATAACCGAAAGGATGAATTATGGCCAACAACTTAGGATCTGTTGTCGATAAGTTCACTACTCGCCTTGACCAGAAGATCACCGCAGGCACCTGCACTTCCGACCTCAACCTTAACCAGGACTTGCTTGGCGAATACGACGGCAACGGCAAGATCGAAATCGCAACCATTGCAATGGATGGCCTTGGCGATTACGATCGCTCAACTGGTTTCCCAACTGGTTCCGCAACGCTTTCCTGGCAGGTATACACCATGGCATATGATCGTGGACGCGCTTTTGAAGTCGATGCCATGGATGACGAGGAACGCGAACTTATCCTCTCCGCAAACCTGATGAATACCTTCATGGAAGAGAAGGTAATTCCAGAAGTTGACGCAATTCGCTTCGCGAAGCTTGCCGCTAATGCAGGCACAACCAAGAGCGAGTCTTTGACTGACGCTGCTACCGCGCTTAAGGCAGTCCAGACTGCTGAAGAAGTCATGCAGGATTACGGCAAGGAACTCTCCGAGTGCTTGTTCTACCACACCGCCAAGGTTAAGACCCTACTCCGTCAGGCTTCCCCTTATCAGTTTGCTGCTGGAACTGATCCAAATACCAACTTCACCACCTTTGACGAGATGAAGATGATCAACGTTGAACAGGCTCGCTTCTATTCCGCGATTGATCTCTACGACGGCAAGACTGATAATTCTGGCTCCGAAGGCGCAAACGAGATTCCTGGCGGTTACGTTAAGTCCGCTTCTGGTAAGAACATCAACTTCATTGTTATGCATCCTTCTGCCGTAGCAGCACTGCAGAAGCATGAGAAACTGCGCTACTTTGCACCTGATACCAACCAGTCCAAGGATGCGCACTTGTGGCAGTATCGCCTCTACCATGACCTGTTGGTATACCTCCAGAAGAAGGGCCTTATTTACGTATCCGTATCTACTTCTTAAGGAGCAAGCATGATTACTGTTGGACTCACGTTTGAAAAGAAGGCAAAGCCTGCCAAGAAGACCAAGAAGGCAGAAGAGAAAACTGTAGAGCAGAAGACTACTGTCGAAACGGTTGAGGAAGAGGCAAAGCCTGCCAAGGATGAAGAAGAGGGAGAATAGTGGCCCTGCCCACTGTTACATACAAGGATTATCAAGCCTACGGTGGCACATTAAGCGAGGAGGCGTTCAACGCCTCTATCGCTGCCGCCCAGGCTTGGGTGCGTTATATCTTGGGGTTCAACTCCCCTACAACCGACGAAGAAAACGATGCATGCATTCGTGCTATATGCGCAGCGGTAAACGTTGATGCAGCATATGGAGCTTCTGGCGGTATTGGGGAGAGCGTATCAAGCATCACTGTTGGATCCTTTTCGATGTCAAGCAATACCAGCGGAGATCCTGGAACAAGCTCATATCAGATCGATATTGAGCGAGTAATCCGCCAGGAGCTTACTGGCACTAGGTTATTGTTTCAAGGAATCGACTAACATGCAGCAGATCCCACGCAAATACCTACGCGATGCAATGACCGTACGTGATCCAGATATTGCGGCCAATTATGAAGGAGAGTATCTGGATCCATATGCCGTTAAGCACATCAGGTACGAGCCATCTGAATCTTTGAACCCTGCGCAGTACAAGCTGTCCGATGGAGCAAAGGGCCGCATCTTTATTGATGCGGTTAATTCAGTTCCCGCCAAAGCTCCGCAAATCGGAGCAAAGGTATCAATTAACGATGTGCTTGATATGCGTGTGCTTACGGTAACAAGCCTTAAGGGCATCAACAGGATCCATCACTGGGAGGTTGATGTCGGATGAGCAAAAGCAAGACAACAATTGATATCAAAGGCATTGAAGACAAGTTTAGTGATAGCTCCCTCAAAGCTAAACAAGAGGCCTTTGCAAGCCGCGTTGCCCTTGATATGCGAAAGCACGTGCCAGAAGACGAAGGCACGCTAAAGAACTCGGAACCTCTGAATTCGGACTATGCAAATGGTCAAATCATTTGGAATACCCCCTATGCAAAGATCGTGCTCAATTCCGATCATGTCAAAACCGTAAAGAACAAAAACGCCCGTCCCCAATGGCCAGAAGTGACCAAGCAGGAAAAGATGCAGGATTGGCGTGAGTTTGCAGCAAAGCTGATCGGAAATGATCGAGTGTCTATTGGAGGTTCCGAATGATTGACTTTGCAGATGTTTGCGTAAAACGCATCAAAGAACTTGGATATACCGATGCAAAGATCAGGCGCCTAGTCGATATTAGCAAGGGCGGCATTGCAGTACGCAGAATGCCTACTACGACTATCACCAGGTACTACGATGGAAGCGAAGACCAACAAATCGTAGTGCAGGTAATCGTGGCACGAGAAAGCGAATTGCAAACAATCGATGAGATTGAAGAAATCGCCCAAAAGCTACCAGAAATGAACCTGGAGAGCGAAAGCGGATCATATCGACTTACTTCGGCTGAATTGTATACCGCACCACAAGAACTTGATTACACCGAAGGCGTAAGCGTATGGGAAATGCGCATTCGCGCCTTTATTACCGTTTATTAAGGAGGAATGAATGGCAGCAGCAGAACAAACATTAGACTTCGCGCCTAACTATTGCCACGTGATCGAACTCGATGTCACGCCCTATGAGGCAAAACCAACCTGGAAGAATGCTTTAGTTGGCATCACCGAATGCGCGCCAGCATCCGATGAGACCGTTGACGAAGACGATTACTATGACAACTTTGGGTTCGATGACACAAACGTGTCTAAGGTAAAGCCTGCCCTTGCTTTGACTGGTTTTCGCCGCTACGGAGACCCTGTACAGGACTTTGTACAGTCCAAAGCTTTAACCACTGGCAAGGATCGCAAAACTAATTATCGATGGACACACCCAGACGGAACCTATATGCAGGGTAAGTGTACTTTGGTGGATCTTGTTCCTGGCTCTGGCATGGGTGAAGCATCTGCTAAGGGTGATCTTTCCTACACCATTAACCTTGATACCGTCGATACCTTAGAAATCGGTACAAGCATCTTGGCTCCAACTGAAATTACTGCAACTGATGTAACCGCAACGGTTGGTGCAGCTACCCCAGTAAATGCAGAGGTTGGACCAGAAGAAGCAAATCAGAAATGCCACTATGCAATCGAAGACGTTTCTATCGCAACGGTTGATGCTGATGGCAATGTGACTGGCGTTGTCGCTGGTGAAACCACTCTCACCATTAAGGCTGCCTCTAAGCCAAGCATCGTAAAACAGGTAAGGGTAACCGTTTCAGCCGAGTAAGCGACACCTAAGAGATCATCCCTTTCGAGGGCATGGGTAATGTGAGCTGCCCATGCCCTTTTTGTTTTTGCTCACGAAAAGGAGTTCACATGTCAACAATCCTTAAGATCAATAAAGAGGTCGAGAAGATCATCATTCCTTCAGAAGATGGATCCGATGATGTCATTCTCGAGGTATTCACCGATGACAAATCGATCACACAAACATTGCATCAAGTAGGCAACGCTATGGATCGCTTTGCTGCGCTTCAAAGCAAATTGGACAAAGCAGCAAACGAAGGAGAAGTGACTGAAGCACAGCAAACAATGGCTCGCCTATTCAAACGCTCAATCACGGCAATTGTTGGTAAAGATGGATGGGATAAGATCCTCTGCTTTATTGGTGATGGAAAGCCAGCAGATCCAGCTAACAACATCATCACGCTAGGAGAAGTATTCGCAGCCTTGGTGACATGGCTTTACGAGCATTGCACCTCAAAGCAACTGCGTGATGCTGGCATCTATTTCAAGCACGAAGAACCAAAGATCAAAGCACAGAAAAAGCGTGTAGTAAGAAAGCGTAAGTAAGTGCTGCCGATCGATCTAACAACTGAGCGTATTGAGTTAGAAGATGGATCTTGTTCGTATCCATACCTATGGAATGGCGAAGAAATCCTTATCCGCGATGATGCCAAGACCGTAGTTAAGATCTATCAACTACTCAATGACAACGAGGTAGACGAAAACGAAAAAGCGGTAAAAGTAATCAGCCTCATCTTTGTTGATCCAGATGACGCATTTATGTGCTGCGACTACGAAGCACAAGAGTTCGGAAAGCTGATTAACGCTATCACATGGGATATCTTCGGGATTGATACCACAGGCAATCGAACACAAGAAGCATTATGGGATCTAACCGAAGATGCTCCCTTTATCAGGGCATCGTTCCGCATGGCGTACGACATCGACTGGGACAAGGTGCGCGATTCTATGCCATGGACTGAGTTTGTTTACCTAATTGCAGCACTTCCCTACGAAACGCCGCTTGGTATGCGGATTTATTACCGCAACAAAGAAAACCGTCCTAAGAAAACAAAGCACAACAAAGAGCAATTGGCTGAATTTGATCGTCTGCACAGGCTCTTTGCATTAAAACAACCCACTAAGCAGAAAGGCTCACATGATTCTGCGGATGTGGCCAACAACGCAATGAATGATTTTGCGTTAGCCATCCGCAATTCCAAGAGGTGAGCCTTATATGGCCGATGGCCGCGTAATAGTAGAAGCGATTCTCGATACTGCCAACGTATCCAAGAACGTTAAAGGCCTCAAGAAAGAACTTGAGGGTGTTTCATGGGAGAACATTTCCAAGGGCGATGAGAAAGCCCAAGGCTTAAGTAACGCATTTAAGAGTGCTGGCACGGCATGCACCGTTGGACTTACGGCACCAATTGCTGCCGCTGGTGCTGCTGCGTTTGCTGTTGCATCTGATTACGACAACGCTACTGCTCGGATCCAGGCAGCCTTTGGTACTACAAGAGAAGAAGCCGAACGGTTCAAAGATATTGGTGCAACCATCTATGAGGCTGGCTGGGGTCAGTCCATGGATGAGGTAACTGACGCCCTTATCCAAACCAAAGAAACAATCCGCGATATTGACGATCAAGGTTTGCAGACTGTAACGCAAAACGCGTTGATGATGTCTCAAGTCTTCGGCTCCGACGTCAACGAAAACATACGCGGCATTAACGCGCTTATGGAAGGCTTTGGCCTTAGTGCCACTGAGGCAACCGACCTCATGACCGCTGGCATGCAGCGCGGCCTTAATTACACCGATGAATTAGGCGACAACTTAGCCGAATATTCTGGCCGCTGGGGCGAAGCAGGCATGGATGCTAGCCAGTACTTCAGCCTGCTCGAAGCGGGCGCTTCTAATGGCGCCTACTCGCTTGATAAAGTCGGCGACTTCTTAAATGAGTTCCTTACCTCACTATCTGATGGCCGCATGGAAAGCGCCATGTCTTCTTTTAGCCAAGGAACGCAGGATGTTTTTGCTGCATACCAGTCTGGCGGCGCTTCCGCCCAGGACGTACTCAATGCAGTCATTGGCGAAATGTCCACCATGACAGACGAAACCGACCGCGCAAAGATCGCGTCTGATCTTTGGTCGAGCCTGGGCGAAGACAACGCAATGGGCATGATCACCGCCCTTGCGGGAGTCGGTGATACTTATGGCGATGTATCAGGCGCCGCCCAGGCCGCAGGCGATGCTGCATCTGATAGCTTCGGCGCCAAGTCGCAAGAAGCGATCCGAAAGCTTCAAGGAGCATTGGAGCCATTTGGTGAGCCGTTACTCAATATCGCAACCATGGTTGCAGATGTGGCCACAGCCTTTGGTGAGTGGTTATCTTCCCTGCCAGCACCAGCACAACAAGCAATCTTTATTATCGCAGGCATCCTTGCCGCTATTGGCCCTGTACTTAGCTTAATAGGCACCGTTATATCGATAATGCCAGCATTAAGTGCTGCAGTTACCGTAGCAGCGGGAGCTTTCCGTGCTTTGGGTGCAGCCATGACGGCAAACCCTGTAGGCGTTATCGTTATGGCCATAGCGACCTTGGTAACCATATTCATAACGCTTTGGAATACCTCTGAAGAATTCCGCAACTTCTGGATCGGGCTTTGGAATGCGGTATGTGCCGCAGTTGGCCAAGTGGTTACATGGATAAGCACCAACGTAATTACCCCTATAGCAACGTTTTTCACCAACCTTGGCACAACAATTAGCGCAATATGGTCAAGCATTGTTGCGGCCATTCAGGGAGCTATATCCAATGTACAGGCGGTTATTGCTTCGATCCTTGCAACTATTAGCAGCGTTTGGACAAGTGTATGGACTACGGTCTACAGCGTTGCATCCACCATCTGGAATACGATCAGAAGTGTTATTTCTTCTGTAATCAACGGAATAAGCAGCACCATATCGAGCGTCTTTAATGCAATTAGCTCCACAATATCGGGAATCATTAATGGCATATCAAGCACTATCTCATCGGTGTTCAATGGAATAAAAGCAACCGTCACAAGCATCTTCAACGGAATTAAAAGCGCAATTACAACGCCAATGAATACCGCACGAGATCTTGTTAAAGGAATCATCAACGCTATCAAGGGATTCTTTAATTTTTCGATTTCTTGGCCACATATTCCACTACCACACTTCTCTATCTCCCCTGCAGGATGGCAAGTAGGAGACCTCTTGAAGGGTTCCATTCCATCGCTGGGAATTAGCTGGTATGCGACAGGTGGCGTATTTAATGGAGCAAGCATTATCGGTGTCGGCGAAGCAGGACCAGAGGCGGTAGTGCCTTTGCGCGGCCGCAATATGCAGCCATTCGCGGAAGCTGTTGCTGGAAACATGAAGGCAGACACGCAAACCGCCGCAGAGATTAGAGCATTGCGAAAAGAGCTTCCAAAGTTGTTAGAGAAGTATGCATTGCGAACGCTTGTTGTAAACGGCAGAGAATTCGCCCGCCTTGTGTCTGATACAGAAGGGTTGTACTAATGATTAGAGAGTTGAAATACGTTAATTCTCTTGGCCAATCTATTGTGTTTGGCGGCGAATCAGAAGCAGACGCAAACCGAGAAAACGGCATTGAATGGCACTTTGGGGAAACTGACATATTCAACATTGACCTAGACTACGAATCAGTAGGCGAATCAATCACGGCTTTTACCACAGGTATTCGTGAATTTGCCCTCAATGCTTTCTTGTCAAAGGGATCCATCGACGAGCGCAATCGTTTCGTTGATGTTGTGAGCTACGACACCTATACAGCAAACAAAGGCAGGTTATATGCAGGCGATTCGTACATGGATTGTTGGATCTCTGCCGTTGATATATCGCGATGGCAATATCATGACTATTTTGCGGTCTATGATCTCACCATCGTAACTGATACTCCTGTGTGGATCCGCGAAGAGGTTGCAACGCTTACACAGAAGACTTCGACACCTACTGGCGGGCTTAACTATCCTCACAACTATCCTCACAACTACCTCAAGAGCAACAGTACCAACACTGAAATAGTAAACAACTTCCAACTGCCAGCTAAGTGTGACATTAGCTTTGCTGGCCCCTGCGTCTCTCCTTACGTAATCATTGGCGGAAACCGCTACCAAGTAAATGAAACCGCCGAAAAAGGGCAGTTAGTCGTAATTAGAGGCTACGGAACGAAGGATATCGTGATCAAAGATTCAAGCGGCATCGAGAACTCCGTATTTTCGTCTGGCGTACGCGAAGAAGGCGCCATGGTATTTGCCGAAATTCCAGTCGGAAAGAACATGGTCTCATGGCCAGGAACAACAAACATCGAAGTAAAGATGTATGAAGAGAGGCGTACTCCATGGTGGAAATAATCTATACCGACAAATACGGCAAAGAAAAAGGCATGCTGCCGTGGGCAGAAGGAGACTTCACTATAGGCAAGAACAACACCTTTGAGCTGAAGATCTCTCCAGATATCGGCATTGAGCAAGACTGCTACCTGATGATTGAAGGCACAGAATATGGCGGCATTGTCGACAATGTGGACATCGATACCACCGCAACATACATCACCGTAAGCGGAAGAACATGGCATGGCCTTTTGGAAGAATCGCCGATCTGCCCAAACTCGGGCAGCGATTACTACGTAGTGTCGGGCGATCTAAATACTGTTCTTGGGCAGATAATTTCTCGCCAGGATTTATCAGACTGCATGATGGCCAACCCACAAGCAAGTGGCTACAGCGTAAACAACTATCAGATCTACTACAGCGATGCATACTCCGCCATTAGGGAGATGCTTAAAAGCGCAGGATGCAAGCTTGCAATCAAATACAGTGGATCCGAGCGCAAGGCGATACTGTCTGCAGTAAAACGCGGTGAATATGTTGATGACGGCATAGACGGTGATGCTGTCAGCTTCCAAATCAAGCGCACTCGCCCAGTGAATCACTTGGTAACACTTGGCAAAGGCGAATTAAAAGATCGAAAACGCGTTGACGTGTATGCTGACGCCTCTGGAAATGTATCCACCAAGCAGACGCTTTTCGGAGTACAGCACAAAGGTGAAATCTACGAGCTTTCCAGCACAGAAGACGACAAGCTGCTCGACGAAGCCAAGAACAAATTGAAGGAATACCAAGCAGATCTAAGCAGCTGCGCCCTAAAAGATGTAGATGGATCCAAATACGACATCGACGATATAGTGGGCGGAAAGTCGACCAAGCATGGAGTTTCTGCCACAACAACCATCGCACAAAAGGTGGCCACAGTAAGCAGAAACAGGCTCATAGAAGAAACCAAAACGGAAGCAGAGGTTGTCTAATGGCACTAGAAAAGGATTACAACCGCTATACATGCGATCGTCCAGAAAAAGCGCACCAGGACGGAAAACAGCATATCGAGTTCATCAAGGATGGCCAAGATCTTGAAGGCAAGTTCTCAATCGTTAAGCGCAGAGATATTAACGGCGTAGATGCTGAATACTACTTTTGCCCAGAGTGCTACGCACAATATAAAAACATGGCTGAACAATGGGAAAACGATTTTGCCGCATTTATGAAAGGGGAAAAATAATGTCATTGCACTTTGTTACTTCCGCACAAGCAGAAGATCACGTCAGCTCGTCAGACGAAGCACGCAAAACCGAAGGAATGATCGGTACGGGCGGTTTTGTTCTTGGCACCAAGGATAAACTATCCGCGTCAATGATCGACGCCAACACTTTGCGTATTCTTGAGGGCGATATCATCTTCTGTGGTCGCCAAGTTAATATCACCAATTACGAAGAGGTCACCATCCAAAATGGCACGCCTGGAATGAATAGCATTGCCCTTGTTGTCCTAAATATGAAAACAGATCCATCCGAAGAAGCTACCATCAAGGTCTACGAAGGCACTGAAACCGATGGTGATCCTGTAATGCCAGAATACATTGAAGGCGATCTAAACAACGGCGATACGGAAGCAGAGATGCCGCTTTACGCCATTACTAAAACGGGACTTTCAGTAGGCGATCCCGTCGCACAGTTCGATATTTGGGTGTCAGAAAAGGAGTTCCGTACTTCCATAGACCATACCATTATCAACAGCTGGCATGTTTACAGATTGCCTAATGGATTAGCTGCCATCGTGCGAAATGCCACGATGAATGTGCAAGCCGACGAACAACATGGAGACATGTACTATCACGGCTACACGCAGCCGTTACCAGGCGGGATATTGTCGGAAGTTTTATATGCCGATGTCAGAATTGCAAAAGCAAGCGGTTTGTGGGGTACATCGCTACAAAGGGCAACCACGAGTCAATTGTCCTACTATGCCACTTGCTCAACACAACAATCGTCTGTTGAAGCTACCTTTATGTTCCTGATTCTTGGTGTGGTAATTCCATAGCCCCCCATGAGGAGTACGGAAACATAAATATCCAACCAATAGCTAACGATACAGTTGTTGAACATGTGTCTTTTGATAAGCCTTTTAACAAGTTGCCATTTGTCTCGCTTAATCCGCGCACGTCAACACCACATACGGTTGATGTTAATGCTGGCGATATAGACACGGAAGGTTTTAACATCTACGCTTGGCGTAATACCAATACCAACATTACCGTTGCTTGGATGGCTAAAGGCTTTTAGTTTTCCATAGGCCAGAATTGTACTAGAAAGATCACAACAGGTGATAAGGCAATAGAAGTGGGCCGTAATTACAATTGGTCAGTTAATGCAGATATTGTAGACGGTTTCTTTCCAATAGGCATCATTGGTATTGAGCTTTTGTACTCCACATCGTTACGCATCCTTTCCTTCAATTTAGACGAAACAACAGCATGGCTTCAGAGCGAATGCAAGACAGCTAGAAGCGATATGCATGTGACGTTCCATATTCTGTATGCACCAAGGTAGTTTTCCATAGGCCAGGTGTTGTGGTCTGGCACATGGAATAGTGGCTCGATCAATGTTCCTGATTCGTCTGAATATCGAATGTTTATACTCGATCCAATCGCTTCTGCCACCGCTATTGTTGCTTGCAAATTAGGATCTAATGTTCGCGGATTAGGCGGATGGCCAAACGGTAACGGACATGCTATCTATGGATTCTCGGCGACAATCGCAGGCGATACATGGACCATGGATAAGTGCCAATCCATGGTCCATTTAGATAACAATGATCACGGCTCACTGAATAATAATGGAATCGAAGCAATCTATGGCATAGTATAGATTTCCATAGGCCAGATTTCCGCCAGTAGCGATACATTAAGCATTGGCGATAATACAATAGGCCAGTTCTCCATCGACTTTGACTTACCAGATGGCTATATCATCACGGGTATAAAAGGATGGCGAACAAGCCAAATATCAATGCTTGGAGTCGACGGCATTTCTCTTAGCGGGTCAACCGCAAATGTAGTCGTGCGCAACCATGGCGCACGGCGAAATGGATCAGTTACAGTAACCGTTAGCGTGGCTAAGATTTGATCATAAGCACCCTAAAATTAACAACCAAATCGCTAAAATTAGAATCTGGTTTAGCGGTTATTGTGTACTCGCCATCACTTGTAATGTCTTGTCGGCCAAAAGCTACGGTGTAATTATGGTTAGACGATAATCCCACTATACCGAGGCATTTATATCCATCTGGCACATCAATCTGTCCAGCAGCAATACCAGGCGTACTAGGCGATGCGCTGCCTACGGTGTGCGAATACGCTGCCTGGTCTATGGAAATCTATACTATGCCATAGATTGCTTCGATTCC